CCGTCAGGTTATGAAGTCGGCAATGTGAACCAACCCCAACCATTGGAAGTCGGTGCAGGTAGTTACCTCACAGCCGATTTACAAGTCAGCACCTATTACACCAACTAAGGAGAAATCATGCCAACAACAATCGTCACCGGCAGAGACATCACTTTCACCATTGCTGGTGATAACTACGATGCACAGGCCACATCAGCAACATTGACAATTGATTCAACGATCAATACATACCAAACACTTTCGGGCAAGGCGTATTTTACGACCGATTCACAAGGCACATTTGCTGTTGAAATGCTGGCAGATTGGCCAGCCGGTGGATCACTATGCAACGCGTTATGGACAGCGGCAGACACAGCACCAAACACACCATTGGCGGTTGTTTTTACAGCTGCATCAGGATCGGTGTTCAATTTTGATGTGCAACCTGTTTTCCCATCAGCTGGAGGCACGGCACCAGATGCACAAACTGTTTCATTAGCATTTACCTGTGTGACAACACCAACACTATAAAAAGGAGATCGGGAGCATGAAACTAGCAATCACAATTGAATTCACATCCGGGGAGAGCGCAACCTATACCGCGCTCCCACCGGAGTGGATGAAATGGGAGCAGAAAACTGGAAACACAATTCAGCAAGTATCTGAGAAATTGGGCATTGCTGATCTGATGTTTTTGGCGTATCACGCAATGAAACGCGAGGCAGCCGGCAAAACTGTCAAGCCTTTTGAGGTGTGGTGTGAGACTGTGACTGACATCAACATGGGAGAAACCGAAAACCCAAAAGTTACGAGTCCGGATCAATAAACCGGATTCTTTGGGAACTGGCTATCGATACGGGATTGTCAAGATCAGAGTTTCAAACCGCTGAGGACATTTTAACCGCTTTCGAGATACTGAGGATCAGAAATGGCAACTGAAACAATCACCTATGACAAGGCTGATTTGCGCGGAATCATCAAGGCTTTCAAAGCCATGGATGCGCGAGCTGTTGCTGAGGCCAAAGGCGTGTCAAATGGATTGGCTACGTATTTGCAATCAAAAGTCACAGCCGCAGCTGGAAGCCGCCCAAATAAAGCGGCAATACGCATTGCACAAGGATCGCGTGTAAGTAAATCATCAAAGATTGGTGAAATCAGCTTTGGCTTTGTTTCTCAAAAATTTAGCGGTGGCGGTACGACTCAACAGCTTTGGGGCGGTTACGAATTCGGCTCAACAAAATTCAAACAATTCCCAATCTGGTCAGGTCGTGGGCCTCGCGGTGGATCGGCCGGATACTTTATCTATCCAACATTGCGTGCCGAACAGCCACACATCATCAATCAATGGGAAAATGCATTTACTAAGATTCTGAAGGAGTGGTGATGGCTGGTCAAAGTAGAACACTCAAGCTTTCGATTCTTGGTGACATCGACCAGCTCAAAAAAAGTCTTGCAACCGGCACAAAAGAAGTTGATGGATTTGCTGGCAAACTGGGAGATTTTAGCAAAAAGGCTGGATTGGCTTTTGCCGCAGCTGGTGCTGCCGCTGCCGCTTATGCTGGCAAATTGCTCATTGATGGTGTGAAATCGGCAATTGAGGATGAAGCCGCTCAAGCAAAATTGGCAACAACACTTAAAAATGTTACCGGTGCAACAAATAACCAGATTAAAGCGACTGAGGATTACATAACAAAAACAGCGTTGGCCAATGGGGTAACTGATGATCAATTAAGGCCGTCGCTTGATCGCTTGTTACGCGCAACAAAAGATGTGACTAGAGCACAAGAATTGCAATCTTTGGCTTTGAACATTGCAGCCGGTACCGGTAAAGATTTGTCGGCTGTTTCTGAGGCTTTGGGTAAAGCCTACGATGGCAATTTAGGAGCATTAAGGCGTTTAGGCGTTGGCATTGATGATTCAATTATCAAGTCAAAAGATTTCGATGCCGCGGCTTTGGCTTTGTCAAAAACTTTTGAAGGTCAGGCATCCCAGCAAGCTGACACATTTCAAGGCAAAATGGCGCGGCTAACTGTCGCATTTGATGAAGCCAAAGAAACTGTTGGATCGTATGTGTTGGATGCGCTGACCCCATTGATTAGCACTTTTGTAGATAAAGGAATTCCGGCAATTACAAATTTTGCCAGCAATTTAAGCAAAACATTGGGGCCAGCATTTGCAGAAATTTTTGCAATAATCAAAAATGATGTATTACCAATCATTAAAGCGTGGTACGGATTTTTAGCCGATACGGTTATTCCGGGAATTCTTGCAATTGTAAGACCCGTTTTTCAAGGTTTAGTCGATGCGTTCAAAAGTATCAAAAATGCTATAACCGACAACAGCGCAGAATTGAAACCACTATTTGCATTGTTCAAAGCTGTTGCCGAATTTGTGAGAGATGATTTAGCACCTATCTTGGGTGGTGCTTTCAAATTGGCATTGCAAACTATTGGAAACATCGTTGCTGGGCTTGTCACAGGCTTTTCAAGCCTTGTTGGATTTATTACATCCACCATCAATAAGATCAAAGAGTTTGTGAATTTTGTTAAGGATAACCCGGTCTCACGCTTTTTCTTTGGTGGCGGCAGCGCAAGTGGCGCAGGTTTCACAACCGGTGGGGGTACTCAAAATTTAGTTTTTAGCGGCGAAGATGGAACGGGCGGGACTACAGTCGGTGGCCGTTCACCAGTAATTGTCACATCCAAACAAGGTGGCACAAGAGACATTTCAGGACTTTCGTTGGCTCAACAAGCTGCCGTTTTAAGAAGCATTGAATTACAAGCGGAAACTCAAAGATTGAGAGATGCCCGTGAATCTGCCGCAGCTGCGCGTGGATCAAATACCGGCGGTAATACCTACAACATTAATGTCACGGGCGCAATTGATAAGATCGGCACAGCTCGCACGATTGTAGATGCTCTCAATTCTGAGGCCACCTCTAATGGAACTTTCCGCAATGTCGGATCGTCATTGTTGGTTGTTTCATGAGTTGGGTACCAAACGCGGTTGTCACAGTAAATGGCGTTGATTATACGGACAAAAGTTTATGGAACGTTGAAATAAACTATGGGCGCAATACTGTTTGGGAACAAGCTCGCGCAGGTTATGCAACAATTCAAATCTTGAATTTGAACAATTCTAATTTTAATTTCCAAATAAACCAAAATGTGACTGTGACCGTAGACGATTCAAGCGGCAATCCGGTAACAGTATTCACCGGGTTAATCAATGACATTTCAAACACGATTCAAAACATTGGTACCACTAGCAATGTTGGTGTTCAAACCTTGACAGCCTTAGCACCTTTTGCGTTTATGGCTCGAAAGATTGTTGGAGAATCCGCCTATCCCAAAGAGGATGACGATCAAAGAATTAGCACCATTTTTACCGAGGCGGGTGTAAGCGTTGATGTTGTCGATACACCCGGCATTTATGAATTGACGGCTCGAGCAGCTGATCAACCGACCGATGCTTATTCATTAGCTTCATTTTATGCTCAAATGACTTTGGGTTACATTTACGAAACACCAACAGGTGAGGTCGGTTTTGCTAATGAATCTCGCAGATTTTTAGACGTTCAAGCTAATGGGTACTTTTTACTACCTTTGAATTACATTTTGGGCGCAAACATTTCAAGCGATACAAGTTTGAATAACATCACAAATTCAATTCTTTTATCATACAAAAATGGTCAAACAGTCTTTGCCGATGATCCGGGTTCAATCAGTGCTTTTGGCCTACAAGCGGCAACAATAAGTACAGAGCTTGAGCAAACTACGCAGGCTCAGGATCAAGTGGATCGGTACATTGGCCTTAGATCAAGCCCAAATACAAACCTGTCCAGCTTCACAATTCCTCTTGATTCCGACTTTGTTCTTCCGGCTGATTTGGACGATTTTTTAGCGGTTTACATGGGCAAACCTATTGAGATTCTTGGCTTGCCCAATGCAATTTTGCCAAACGGGTACCTCGGTTTCATTGAAGGCTGGAATTTTTCGATCAACGAGTATCAAGCATTTTTGACTGTTAGCACCACAGATGCAAGCCTTTCAATTCCACCGACACGCTGGCAAGATGCACCCGCGTTGCAACAATGGCAGGACGTTGATCCTGCCGTACAATGGCTCACATACCAGTAAGGAGAGCAAATGGCAACGACAACACCCAATTACGGCTGGCCGGTACCGACATCAACTGACTTTGTAAAAGATGGCGCAACGGCCATCGAAGCTTTGGGCGATGCTATTGATGCAACAGTTTACGAGATAATTCATCCATTTCTACTCATGGGGGCATAATGGCAACAACATACAAAGTACTTGGGCAAGCAGCACCCGCGGCAACGACTGAGACAGCTCTTTATACAGTCCCAGCGGCCACGGAGACAATACTTTCAACTTTAACCGTGGCTAACCGATCAGGTAGCGCCGCGACTTTTCGCGTTTCGGTTTCTGTTAATGGCGCAGCGACAGCTACTAAGGATTATTTGGCTTACGATTTAACGTGCAGCGCAAATGGCTTTATTGCCTTTACCATCGGAGCAACTGTAGATGCTACAGATGTCGTTCGCGTTTATGCTTCATCGGCCGATTTATCTTTTAATCTATTTGGAAGTGAGTTAAGTTAATGGCAGTCACAATAATTCCAAGCGGTCAAGTTACAAAAGTCCAAGAGTTTACAAGTGGAACAACTAACTGGGTCGCACCTGCTGGCGTAACTTCAGTAGACATTTTGATAGTAGCCGGCGGCGGCGGTGCTGGTGGTTCAGGTAATGGCAACAGCAACGCAAGCGGATCTGGCGGCGGTGGGCAAGTAGTTCAGACAACACTCGAGGTAATTCCTAGCACAACTTATTCTGTTGTTATTGGCGGCGGCGGTGCTGGTGGAGATGCGACTGGATCTGTTGGAACAAACGGCACTAATACTTCTTTCGGAGCTTTGATAACTTGCGGAGGCGGCGGCGGTGGAAAATCCGTTGGTTCTACTGGAAATGGATTAGACGGAAATGCTGGCACTAATGCTAGAGGCGGCGGAAATGCGGGCGGCGGTGTGGTGATTTCTACAAGCACCGGTGCAATTGTTGGCGGTAACGGTGTTGGCG